TGAAGCGTTGGTATAAGATTAGAACCGCGGAACTAATAGAGAAAGTTAAAAGATACATTGCGACAAAGCCGACTATGGCAATGATTGGTGATTTAATGTTGGTATGTGGTATTGGCGTTGTCGTATATTCTATTGGAAAATTTGCATTAAATGTGTGTAAAAATTATTTTGGAATGGAAGATGATGATGAAATCGATGCCGTAGCTGAGATGATGAGTAGTGGTGATCAGAAAACAAAGAAAGTACCCAGGAAAATTACTGTGGCAGAAAGCTGGATGACAGCATTATATGCGTATGAAGATGGGAATAAGCAAGTTGAATTGCATTATCCTAGAAGTGAAATGAAGCCACAGGGAGCATGGCGAACTTGTAGAGATTGTTATAAGAGTCAAAATAATATTGTTCCATGTCCAGAGCATGTTCCAGAGAAGATTAAGAAGAATTTCGTTAAATTACCCGGAGGATATGAGATGATACCAATGAGATTGAAGGATGAAAATAAGATGTTCGAAGATAAATTTGGAAGGCCTTTAATTGTTAGTGAAGCAGGAATGATGTCTAGTGGAGATCAGCGTACTAAGAAAATTGCGAAAAGAGTTACTGTTATAGAATCAGCAGTAACACCGAAGTATTTAACCATACCAACCAAAGAAGCGAAAGCAAGAGAGAGTTTGGAATGTAAGACAACACCGTATGCTCAAGGTAGTGCTGATCCTATGGCTAGTGAATTGGTTGAAACACGTATTGCACGAAGCACGTATAGAATGTGGAAAACAATGGAAAATGGCAAAGTTATGAGACTTCAATGTTTTGGAATTAAAGGCAAATGGATTGCTGCACCAACACATTTTTTCATCTCAATGAAAGAAGGAGATGAATTTACTGTAGAAAGGAATGGAGTAGAACACTTATTGAGGTATGATATTGAGAATTTAAGAGTATCCAGAACAAAACAAGGATTAGCTCGTGACGTTTGCTTTTATGAGTGTGGAATTAGAATACCGTCATTTTCAGATAATGTTAATGTCTTTGTCTCTGAGAGTGAAATGCACAGAATACCCAAAAGCGTGTCGGGAGAAATGGTGTCATGGCGATCACCTATTTTTAGGGATAGAATTCAGATGCCTAGTATTAGACAAATGGAGTCTGTTTCTTATAGTTCAACTGGACTTGATTTGGAGGATAGTAAGCATGATGTTACGATCTTGAAAGGATGGAGATATGCAGCAGCTACTATGGCAGGCGATTGTGGAAGTATGATAGTTGCACATTGTAAATCAATTAACGGAAAAGTTGTTGGTATGCATACTGCAGGAGCGAAAAGTTATTCGGAAGGATTCGCACAACTGATCACGAAGGAAATGATTATTGAGATGATTGGTGAAGTAGCGTTGGCTCAATGCGTTACAGATACTCCATGTCCAACAGTCTTAACATCAGATGAAGATATTGATAGAATGAAGTATTGTCCACAACCACTTGAACGATATTACATCTATGGAGCCACTCCTATTAAAGAACGCGTGCGATTAGTTGGAAAGACCGATATCCAACCAAGTGCTATTCATGATGAAGTTTATGCACATACAACTGAACCAGCTGCTCTTTTGGATAATGATCCGCGTTTGAATAAAGATAATAAGTATTCACCTTATCAACTTGGGATGAATAAAACTGGAACCAAAAATAAACCGTTGGATCCGAAAGATTTGAAAGTTATTAAAGAACATATGGTTAATAAGTATTCTCATGTTATGCGCGAAGAAGAAATGAGATTATTGACCGACCATGAAGTCATGAACGGAATTGAAGGAAATGATTATTGTGAGCAAATGAATATGAAGACATCAGCAGGATTTCCATATGTTCTCAGGAAAACACAAGGTGATCAAGGAAAGGAGTGGCTCTTTGATTACGAACAAAAAGAAAATTTGAGTAAAATTTACTCAATTGGAGATGAGGAACTTCGAAAGAATTACCAACATCGAGAGAGAGAAGCGCGAGCTGGAAGGAGAGTTTTGTCCATTTGGAATGAATCACCTAAAGACGAGCGTCGGCCAATTGCTAAAGTTAAGGCCGGAAAAACGAGACTATTTTCTGTAGCTCCAGTAGATAGTTTCATGTTTCAGAAGAAGGTCTGGGGAACATTTGCAGCTGCTTTTGCAAAGTATAGGCACGTGTTACCTGGATGCGTCGGGATGGATGTAGAATCCATCGAATGGACAGACCTCTACAATCGTTTGGTTAGTAAAGGTGGACGTGGATTTGCCACAGATTATGCTGGATTTGACGGCACGATTTTACCTGACTTTATGTCGTGTGCTTTCGAGGTTATCAATGAAGTGTATAGTGGAACCCCACAAGAAACCCTTATGAGGCGAGTGATGGCGGAGGAGATCATTTATACCGTAGAACAAGGTTATGATGTGAGATATATGAAGATGCAAGGAAACCCCAGTGGGTGCTTCTTGACTGCAGTGTTAAATTGCATGGTCAATGAGGTTATTCATTACTGGGTGTGGAGGAGGATCTGCTTAAGCGACAAAACGCTCTACAACTTTTTACCGTTGGAAAAGTTTGATGAACATGTTTGTGTTGTATTTTACGGAGATGACAATGTGAACGGAGTGAGTGAAAGAGCTCTTCAATTTTACAATTTACATACTGTTGCAGAAAAGATCAATAGTATCGGTATGGAAATTACAAGCGCTGATAAGTCTACGAAAATCGAAGACTGCGAATCGTGTGAGCCAGTGGAACGGCTTACGTTTTTGAAGAGAGGGTTCCGGAAAGACGAACAATATGGTAGTGTGATCCTACCAACTATGGACCAACAAACAACGAAAGAGCTAACGAATTGGATTCGGCGATGCCCAGACCCAGAATTGGCGATGAGAGATAATCTCAGAGACAGTTTGAAGTTTGCGTTTTTCGACGGAGAAAAGGCGTTTAATGATCACAAGATACGAATCAATCGAGCACTAAAACGAAACGGTTTTACTGGTATGACGATCACTTATAATGATTTATCATATTGGTTTGACTGCAAAGTTGGACGTGCTTGATAGCGATACCCACCTCGCTACCGGAAGTGATTCCCGGCGTCATGAACTGAGGATAATAAATAATTCGACCCCTAATTGATTTCTTTTCAAATTTATTATTAGATCATTTCTAATCTTGCTCAGATGTAGTGACGTAATATTGGATTTCTCTCTAACCTAGCCTTAAAGCA